TCTGACAAGTCATCCAGTGCGGGCGACTTCACCATTGTGTTCCCAACTGCTGACGCATCTAACGCTATTATTCGGATTGCATAATCATGGCTCTGGTCGTTGCTGATCGCGTAAAAGAAACCACCACTACGACAGGCACGGGAGCGATCACGCTCGCCGGGGCAGAGGTCAACTTTGTCACTTTTTCCTCGGTCTTGTCGGACGGTGACACCACCTACTACGCCATTGTCGATGACGCAAGCCAAGATTTTGAGGTTGGCCTCGGCACTTATGCGACCAGCGGAAACACCCTGACGCGCACCACGGTGTTGGCGAGTTCAAACGGCGGCTCTGCTGTTGACTTGTCAGCAGGTAGCAAGGAAGTGTTTATCAATTACCCTGCGGGTAAATCCGTATATCTGAACGACTCTGGGCAGTTGGTTATTGGCGGGACAGCGGTCACATCAACAGCCGTTGAGCTTAATATCCTTGATGGTGTAACGGCGACCACGGCGGAGATCAATATCCTTGACGGGGTCACTGCCTCTACTGCCGAGATTAACATCCTTGACGGGGTCACTGCCTCTACTGCCGAGATTAACATCCTAGACGGCGTTACAAGCACCACGGCAGAGCTAAACCTAGTTGATGGCTCGTCTGCGAATACCGTCGTTAATTCAAAAGCTGTAATTTACGGATCAAGCGGAGAGATTACCTCCACTCAGTTAGATATAACAGGTCAGGGCGATCTTCGGCTTCAAGACAGCACTGGCGGTGAGTATGTTGGTTTGCAAGCCCCAGCCACCGTTGGGTCTAGCTTTACTCTGACATTGCCATCGGCAGATGGGTCTAGCGGTCAGGTATTAAAAACAGACGGGAGTGGTGCATTGTCGTTTGGTGCGGGGGCTACCGTACCGTTTCAACTCACGCTGATATCTGGACAAAATTTCGCCACGACAAATGCTTCACAAATTGAATTTACGGGGCTTGATAACAGCTATGATTATTACCTGTTGTTTACAAATGCGTTGAATTTAGGAAGCCAACAAAACCCCGATTTGCATTTAAGCTCCAACAATGGAACCTCATATGCGTATGATGGGGCAGATATTAACTTTAGGGCTTTTATGGGTAGAGAGGTAGCCGGCTGGAGTGGTGAATCTGATAGCGATAACAACAGGATTTGGACTAATTCTGACAAGGTGACTGCGTTTACCTATTTATACGGAATAGGAAATTCAGAAATAGTTAGATTTACCACTTGGTATCACAGTTTTGACGATAGTTCTAATTTTGGGTGGCAAGTGGGCAAAGGCAATAACAGCACCAATAACATCAACGCGATCAGGTATAGCTTTAATGCAACTGCAACCTCGGGTGCTGTTTATCTTTATGGGGTGACTATCTAATGAAGAAAATTGTAGATGGTGTTGCTGTGGACATGACCTCGGATGAGATTGCGGAGTTTAATGCACGGCAAGTAGCGTGGGCGGCTGGGGCAGATGATAGAAAAGCCAAAGAGGTTAGAAGACAGCGAGACGCAAAAATTGCTGAGACGGATTGGCGAGCGTCGGTAGACCTAACTTTATCAGCAGAGTGGGTAGCATATCGCCAAGCCTTACGCGATGTGCCACAGCAGTCAGGATTTCCAAATGACATAACGTGGCCCACAAAGCCAGAATAGTTAATCGGAGAAGACAATGGCACTTGTCCTTAAAGACAGAGTAAAAGAGACAACATCAACCACCGGCACGGGAGCGATATCGCTGGGCGGTGCCGTAGCGAATTTCCAAGCGTTCTCGGCGGTGTTGTCTGACGCAGATACAACGTACTACGCAATCATTGACGTAACCAACTCTGATTACGAAATCGGGTTGGGGACGTATTCCAGTGGTGGCAACACGTTGGCCAGAACAACCATCTTGGAAAGCTCCAACGGCGGATCGGCAGTTAACTTCGGCGCTGGTAGCAAGAACGTGTTTATTGCGTACCCTGCGGAGAAGTCGGTATATCTGGACGGCTCAAATCAACTTGTTATCAACAGCACGGCGGTCACTGCAACAGCCGCAGAGCTTAATCTTCTAGATGGCTCCTCTGCGGGGACCGTTGTTAATTCAAAGGCGGTAATTTACGGCGCGTCAGGGGAAGTAAACGCCACAGACCTCAAGGTCGGCACGGCTATTCAAGACACCAACGGTGCCGAGTTAATTAAAGTTTCTGCAACCGGTTCAGCGGTAAATGAAGTCACTGTTGCGAACGCGGCCACAGGAAATAATCCAACCCTGTCGGCGACAGGTGACGACACGAACGTCGGTATCGATGTGACGCCGAAAGGGACGGGTGAGTTCAATGTCACAGCCAGTTTTATGTCTGGAGTTTTTTCTGATCGCGTGAATGCCATAGGTAATACTGGGGCCGCGACCACAATTAATTGTGATGACGCAAATGTATTTACTGCGACCTTAAATGACAATTGCACGTTTACCATAGCTTCTGCTAATGGTGTGTCGAATCGCGCCTCGTCATTCACTTTAGTCTTGACCAATGATGGAACTGCGGGTCGAACGGTCGCTTTTTCGGGGGCTACGTTTAAATACCCCGGAGGGTCTGTGCCAACTCGCACGACTACTGCGAACGCGACAGATATTTGGTTTTTTTTCACGCCAGACGGCGGCACGACCTTTTTTGTCGTGTTGCCTGCTAAAAACTTATACAATTAATTGCAATATCAAGGAGGCTATAAATGGCTTTGACAGCAGAACAGCAGGCAGAGGTGGATTTTCAAACCGCTTTAGAGGAATCACGGAAAAATGTGCGATCTTCTGAAGAGGATAAAAGAATCAGGCTTGAGGCTGTGCGAATGGCAAAAGATTGCTTAATCGAAAATCGTAGAACTCAACTGGCCTCAGAAGCACAAGACATCACGGCGGAAGACATCACTGCGATGGCGACAACAATTGCTTCTCACATTACGGGGTGATGAACAAATTCGCGTATTTTTCCTCTCCAATATATAGAGAGGAAAGACCGCAATGGGTGATCGAAACACTTCAAAACACTGAAAAGTATTACAGCGAAACGCAAAACTGGTTGCCTGAAAACGCGGTTGTAAGGCAAACGGTGCAGATGGCAAATGACCCGAATCTTGGATATTTGTCTTCATATTTTCGCGATGCAGGGATAGGTATACTCAGGGATCAGGGCTATTTGACAGAAGAATACGAATTCTTCGTGTCGGATATGTGGGGACAAGAACTCGCGTGCTCTGGAAGTCACATGACTCACACACATGGGGATAGTCAAATTTCCGGTTTTTATTTTTTAGAGACCCCCAAGGGGGGGTCTTATCCAGTTTTTGATGACCCGAGGCCGGGTAAGCGCATGAGCGATCTGCATTATCCTCAAGGCGAACAAGTCACGATGGCCACCCCGCAAATACACTTCAATAACGTGCTTGCTGGAACCATCATTATGTTCAATTCATGGCTTCCTCATGCCTTAACGATCAATCGGTCTGAAAAACCAACTAAATTCATACACTTTGTTTTGTCACAAAGAAAAAGGTTTTTGTGATGGAGCATTTGTTGACGCCGTTTAGCCCAGATATCAACCACTCGGCTTGGTGGGATGATGGTTTTACAGAAGAAGAGCTTGATTGGTTACAAGGGGAAGCGAGAAAGGCTGACCAAACAGCACACATTCGAGGCCCCGACACCTCTTTTGTGGACAACAACACAAGAAGATCCACCGTAAAGTGGATTTCCTCTAGCGAAAACACACGCTGGATCTTCAAAAAACTTGCTCATATTGTTTCAGACTTAAACGCCAACGTCTTCAGGTTTGATTTAACGGGATTTGGTGAGCCATTACAGCTTACGAATTACAACGAGGAAAATCAGGGCCTTTATAAGTGGCATCAAGACTTTGGTAATCAAAATGTTTCTCGAAAACTTTCTTTGGTTTTGCAGTTATCTGATCCTAGCGAGTATGAGGGCGGAGAGTTGCAATTATTGGCCAAAGAAGAGCCTATTGTCGTTAGAAAAAAAAGAGGCCTTATAACCGTATTCCCTGCATGGACTTTACATCAGGTTACGCCAGTTATAAGGGGTTCTCGGCAGTCTTTGGTTGCGTGGGTTTCTGGAGCGCCTTTCCGATGAATGTTGACTTTAAGGATTTTATTGGTGTTTTTGAGGACGTGTATCCTGAAGGTTTTTGTCAGCATTTGATTGAAGAATTTATTTCGTACAAAGGTCAAGGCGCAGGGAATAGCCGACAGGCAACAGGAGAGGCAAGAGATCGCAAGGACGACTATCAAATATTTTTCAATGCGAAAAATATTTGTCCTGAAGATTTTCAGGGAAAAGATTGCGTGAAGCTATTTTTTTCTGGGCTACAAAAATGTTTCGACTTGTACTCACAGCAATATTCTGTAATGAGGCTTCACAACGTGCGATGTCACGACATGAAGATCCAAGAAACTTCCGGTGGCGGGGGATATCATATTTGGCATCAAGAGCAGGGAAATGGTACCGCCGCAAATAGAGTCACAGTGTATACGCTTTACTTGAACACTTTAAAAAAAGAGTCGAACGGCGAGACAGAATTTTTGTATCAAGAAAGACGGGTGCGCCCTAAAGAAAATACCATGATTTTATGGCCCGCCGCATACACTCATCCTCACAGGGGTAATCCAGTTTACGGCAATGAAAAAAAATACATTGTGACGGGGTGGTTTTATCTTGAAGAATAAGTTTGATGAAAAAGGATATTTGCGTGTTGAAAATCTTCTTGATGAGCCCACTGTCAAGGTTATTTCTGAATATTTTGAAAATAAGATCAAGCGTGGAGAGTGGTCCCCAAAAGAATTTGTAGGCCCAGAAGATTCTAGTAAATTCGGTTACTACGCAGACCCTTTGATTGAGGTGATGTTGGCACGTTGCCTGCCTGTAATTGAACAGGAAATAGGTATATTTCTTGATCCAACTTACTCTTACGCAAGGGTTTATCAGGGCGGAGAAGAGCTCAAGCCTCACACAGACAGGGAGTCCTGTGAAATTACTGCTACTGTAAACGTGGCATTTACGGGCGAGCCTTGGCCAATTTGGATGCAATACAAAAATAATGATCCGGTTAAGTGTGTCTTGACCTCGGGAGATGCAATTGTTTATAAAGGCAGGGAGGTCACACACTGGCGGAGAGTCTTGCCCGAGGGCGAGGTAAATGTGCAATTCATGTTGCATTATGTAGAGAAAAACGGCGCATTTGCTGATTTCAAGCTAGATAAAAGGCGGTCTCTTGGAATGAAAGCGTCATTGGGCGGAGGTTAGCCATGCCTATTGGATCAGGCAAAATAGGACTTTTTCCGGGGATTACGGTAGAGGCCGGTTCTCAGACTTTTAACTCTCCCGGCACGTTTACAGTCCCACCGGGCCTCAACATTGTTTCTGTTACAGGAAAAGGTGGGCCGGGAGCCGCAGGAAACCCCGGAGGCACTGGAGGAATCGGTGCTGGGGGAAGTGGCGGCAGTGGCGGAAACACTCCGAAGCAAAGCGGCTTCAATGGAGGATCTGGTGGCGCGGGAGGTGGCTCTGGAACGCCCGGCAACACAGGGGCCGCTGGCACGGCGGCTACAGTGTTTGGCTTGAGCTTCCCCGGTGGCGCGGGTGGCGCGGGTGGCGCTGGAGGCTCACAAGGGGCGTCTGGAAATCCCGGCTCTTCAGGAAACTTTATCTCGTTCAATCAAGGAAATCCCGGCGGGAGTGCGGGCAACCCCGGTTCCGGCTCTGGACCTGCCGCTAGTGGCGGTAGGCAGGGAGATGGTTGCTTCCCTGTACCAACTGGCACCAGAGGCTGGGGCGGCGGCGGTGGCGGCGGAGCGGGCGTCAATGGAAGTGCGCCGTGTTTGTCTGCCCCCCCCTGCCGAAGTCCAGTCGGAGGTCCGGGCGGCGCAGGGGGTGGTGGGCCCGGTGGTAATGGCGATGAATTTATCGGTTGCGGACCCTGCACGCAGATAAATGGCAACAACGGCTCGCCTGGGTCGGCCGCAGGCGCGGGCGGCGGTGGCGGTGGAGGCGGCAACGCTTTTGCTCCCACATTTTGTCAAAAAACAGGTGCTGGTGCGGGCGGCGGTGGTGGTGGCGGTCGTGGGGCCTGCGGTTCTGCCGGATCTGCGGGCTCACCGGGATCTGCGGCAAATCCCAGCTCGCAAAATTGTCAACCCGTGACCGCCGGATGCTATCCCGTTGTCGTGCCAAGCTGTGGTCAAATCGTGATTTCATGGAATGACCAGTAAATTTCATCATGGACGAAAAAGAATATTTAAATCGGCTAGACGAAAATAGAAGAGTTGCCCATATAAAGGAGCATCCGGCTCAAATGAAAAGGTCCGGGTCTTTGACTGTAGGGCCCTCGGTCTCAAGCTCGGTCACTGTGAGCATGATGTCTCCGGCTGGAGAGCACGTTTGGACTTTGCTTGATAGAGAATCTGCGGCGGCTATCATTACAAACATTGCTACCAGCATAGGCTGTGATGTTGAAATAACCCCCAAAAAATCGTCTATTATCATCGGCGAATAATTGAGGTAACGATATGTGGCAGTTGAAAAGACTATCTACGGGTGAGGCTTTGGGTGAGGCGGGCGATCTACCCGTCAATTGGGGCCCGATTTTTGGTCTTCACGGGTTTCTGGATCGGCTCGGCAACTTATCTTGGCTCGGAGACGCTTATGCGGATATGGGCTGGTTTCAAATAGAGGCTGAAGAAGAAAAAAAAATATTAATAAATAAGTCCACAAAAATGGTGGAGGAGGAAAAAAAAGCTATCAATTCACGGCTGTCTGATCCAAACATCACTGTTGAGAAAAAACAAAAGTTGATTGACCATCTTTTGAGAATGGATCTCGTGTGCTTACAAGCAGATTTTGACAAAAATCCTCAAATGCCCGCTCTTGTTGAGCCGGATGCCTAAATACAGGGTTAGATTTAATAAATCTAAGGGTCATCCGGGTAGAGGCACGGTAGATCATGCTTGGAGAGTTTTTGAGGGAGATTATGAGTGGCTTGCAAAACACGTCATAATAGAAGTGCCCACTCGGACTGAACGCGAAGGAGAAGATTGGAATATTGTTTGTAATGGACAATTATTGTTTTTCCAAGATACAGACACCGTAGTGATCAAAAAATAGACTCAACATACGATGCCGGTCAATATGTGCAAGTCATTGCCCTTTATTTAGTGCTTGACACTTATGTTTATACATGGGCAATAGGTAGCAGAACCCGCCTTCAAAGTTACAGGATGTGCGTCTACAAGGAGATTGAGGGAGACCCCGAAAAGATGTGGACTTTTTACTTGGATTATCAGACAGGGAGATGTGATCCGTATGTAATACATAAGGTGTCTGATGATCGATCCGATTTCCGCCGTGGCGGTCGCTAGTCAAGCTAATGGACCCCTTGAGCTTGGTAGCGATGGCTTCAACCACCTTCAAGGGGTTGCAGGCACTTGTCAGTAAAGGGGCTGAAATAGAACATGTGGCTCAGAAGCTGGGCCACTGGTACACGCTGGTATCTGATATCAATCAGGCCGAGCGCGAAGCGGAAAACCCGCCTCTCTTCAAAAAGATGTTTGACGGCACTTCTGTCGAGGAGCAGGCGTTAAACGCTGTTGTTGCCAAGAAGAAGATAGAAGAGCAAAACAGGCAGATCCGCGAACTGATCATGTACGCATACGGCGAAGAAACCTATCGCGAAATGCTACAGATGCGTAAGGAAATCAGGGCCAAGCGGGAAAAAATAATTTACAAACAGCGGCGCAGGCAAAGGCGTATGTTAGATATTTCTGCGGTTGTTCTAGGTATAATAGCAATGAGTTTTATAGTTTGGACCACCGTTTCCGTCATTCAAAATTTAAAGGTTTCATAATACGTCATGTTCGGCTCCAGTAGCTTTTCCGCATCCGCCTTTAGCCAGAGTCCTCTGGGGCCGACGGTTGCTGTAACGGGCGTGTCGGCAAAAGGCACTGTGCCGATTGCTATTGAGGAACATGGCGGGGCTTTCGCTGAAAACAGTTTTGCAGAAGCGCCGTTTGCGTCGGAGAAAAGCGAGCCGTTTTTTATAACGGTCAATACCGTAGCTAATGTGTCGGTTACTGGTCTTGAGGCAACCGCTCAGAGCAATGGCGTCGTATTTAACGAGACGATCAATCTTACCGGGCTGGAAGCTACCGCATCTGTCGGTAGCGCCACGGTCAGCCTGCCAACGTCCATATTGGTTACCGGCCTTAAAGCAACTATGCCGGTTATTGCTATTGATAGCGGCGGCTCTCTGTTTGGCGGTATTTCGTTTGGCGAGGAGCCGTTTGCCGAGCTTGAGGATACGGGCCTCAAGGTTATTGTTCAGACCGGCTCGGGTGTATCTGTTACAGGTGTAGAAGGCACTGGAGAGGTAGGTAGCGTTGCGATTGATGCCGCCGCAAATGTTCCTGTAACGGGTGTATCTGCTACCGGCGAGGTGGACAGCGTCAGCGTTATCGGGGAGGCCAACGTCAACCCAACAGGGCTAGCCGCTACAGGAAGCCCCGGAACGGTGACGGTCATAGAAGGGGCCGGGGTTAATGCGGCTGTCACTAGCCCAAGAATGCGGGGTAGCGTTGGACTTGTCACGGCAATTGGTGAAATCAGTGTATTGGTCACCGGAGTTGAAGCGACGGGGCAAGTTGGACAAGTCGGACAATCTTCTTGGAACACAATTGCCCCGAATCAGAATGCAAATTGGGTCGAAATAGCGGCATAGCGAGGAAACCATGCCTAGTACATATACAACAAACCTTGGTATTGAAAAGATTGCAACGGGTGAGCAGTCTGGTACTTGGGGCGGTACGACCAATACGAACTTTGATTTAATAGACAGCGCCATTGATGGCGTCATTTCTATCAATGTTTCGTCTGCGGGCAGTTCAGGGTCGCCTAATAGTTTGCCTATTACAGACGGCGCTGTGTCGAATGGTCGGAACAAGTTTATTGAGTTTAGTGATGGTGGCGATTTGGGGGCTAACGCGTATTTTCAGTTAACTCCTAACAATGCGGAAAAAGTCGTTCACATTCGCAACTCTTTGAGCGGTAGCCGTTCTTTAATTTTGTTCCAAGGGACGTACAACGCCTCTAATGACTTTGAAGTCCCTGCTGGGAAAGACGTTGTCTTAAAGTTTGATGGCGGGGGCGCTAGTGCAACGGTTACTCAAGTTTTTGCAGACTTGTTGGCCACTAACGTTACCGCGCCTTTAACCGGTAACGTAACGGGTAATGTGACCGGTAACGTAACGGGCGCACTTACGGGTAACGTCACCGGTAACGTCACCGGTAATGTCACCGGTAATGTCACCGGTAATGTCACCGGTAATGTCACTTCGTCTGGGGCGTCTTCTTTCACTAACGCAACCATTACGGGCGGATCTGTAAACGGCACTCAGGTGGGCACATCTACGCCAGCGGCAGGTGCTTTTACCACGCTGAATACCACCGGAACGGCCACGCTATCTACAGTCGATATCGCGGCAGGCGAGATTGATGGTACAAACATAGGTGCAAATACGCCTGCCACGGGCGCTTTTACCACATTGTCTGCCACCGGAACGGCCACGCTTTCTACGGTAGACATTAACGCGGGCGCAATCGACGGTACAAACATAGGCGCAAGCACCCCCGGAACAGGCGTGTTTTCCGCGCTTACGACCAGTGGCGATAGCGTCACAATTCAAACCACGCAAACCCCTGCCAGCGCCTCTGCAACCGGCACGACAGGAGAGATTGCGTGGGATGCTGATTACATTTATGTGTGTGTGGCTTCTAACACATGGAAGCGTGTAGCGATTGACACGTGGAGCTAATTCATGCCGCTGACAAAGCTCCAGTTTAGACCGGGCGTTAACCGCGAAACGACCTCTTACACTAACGAGGGCGGTTGGTTTGACGGCGACAAAATACGCTTTCGGTTTGGTGTACCAGAAAAAATAGGTGGCTGGCAAAGAATGTCAGAAAACACCTTTTTGGGCACTTGCCGCGCTCTCAAACCGTTTGTCGCGCTTGACGGCTCACAGTACATGGGCCTCGGAACAAATCTGAAGTACTACATTGAAGAGGGCGGTGCGTACTACGACATTACGCCTATTCGTGCCACCACGGCGGCGGGAGATGTCACGTTTAGCGCGGTCAATGGGTCTTCTACCGTTACTGTTTCAGACACGGCCCACGGCGCAGTAGCCAACGATTTTGTCACGTTTTCGGGAGCGGTCACGCTTGGCGGAAACATCACGGCGGACGTACTGAATCAAGAATATCAAATTAACGGCGTGATTGATGACAACAGCTACACCATCGTAGCCAAAGACACGTCTGGGGCCACGGTCGATGCAACTGCCAGCGATACGGGCAATGGCGGTAGCTCGGTTGTCGGCGCGTACCAGATTAACGTGGGTCTGGATACGTCGGTTAGCGGCACTGGTTGGGGCGTGGGCACATGGGGCCGTGAGGGCTGGGGCGACCCAGATGCGGCGGCGGGCACTACTTCTGTTTTGCGTATTTGGACGCACGACAACTTTGGTGAAGACCTGATCATTAACGTTCGCGACTCTGGTATTTACTATTGGGACAAGACCTCGGGCCTGTCTTCACGGGCCACGGCCCTATCTGACCTGTCCGGAGCAGATGCTACAACGCCTACTATAGCCAAGCAGGTATTGGTGTCAGATAGAGACAGGCACATTATTGCGTTTGGCTGTGACCCTGAGAACAACATTGGGGTTCAGGACCCGCTGTTAATACGATTTAGCAGTCAGGAAAACCCTACGACGTGGCAGTCTTTGCCTGACAACACCGCAGGGGATCTCCGTATTGGCTCGGGTTCCGAGATTGTTGCGGCGGTAGAAACGAGACAGCAAGTGCTTGTTTTTACTGATGTTTCTTTACACGCCATGCAGTTCTTGGGGCCGCCCTTTACTTTTGGCATCA